AATTACAGTTCCCCGGTGGCTCCCCAGTACAACAACGCGGGGACGCAGACCTATACGCCTGGGATCAACAGCAACCAGGCCTACTCCAACGCCTCTTCCCAAACTTCGCAGGCGATCAGCGCGGAACAACTCCTGGCAAACGGAGTAAGCCAAGCAAGTCTTGAAGTTATTGATCATTTCGGTGCTGATGCACCGGTGATCCTCAATAACTACTCTTGCCAACTTGAAGACGCTTTAATCACCACCAACAATCAGTTGATTGAAGCCGTGGCGCTGCTTCAGGAACTTTCCAATGAGCACCGCGCTTACGAGACGATCCTGACCGATCCCGACGTACTGGCGGACTACACTTGTGAGTTCTTCGGTCCTAACGGTCCGTACCCAGTGCCCGATGAAGCTGTTGGTTATGCTGCTCCTCAAGCTGCTGCTCCTCAGTATGGCCGTCCCCCTGCTGCTCCTCAAACGCAGTATGAGCGTCCTCAAATGCCGGTTCCCCCAGCTCCTCAAGCACAAGGCAACCCTGGCGACTTCTGGAATAGCTTTGGTTCCTTGGCCGAACGTGACCCCGCCAATGCCTGGCGCTATCTGAACCAGGCTGCAGCCAACCCTGAGGTCTTCCGTCAGAAGCTCCTGGTGATGGAGTGATACTTGAAATCTTAATAAACACCGTTTATTAGAGAAACAAGTAAGCTACTGTTACTGGAAAAATAACTAAATGTAGAATGAGGGGTAGCAAAGGCTGCCCCTTTTTATTTTCAGGGTACAAATTTTATGGCTGATATTAGAAGCCGTGTTGGTTCATTTATTCAGGGCCTTGATCCCTCACAACAGCAAGCTGCTCAAGCTGTTGCTTCTGCAAATAAACCAGAAGAGGTTCAACAACGCGGAACTACTGGAGGCCCTGTAATTGGTTCACCTGGGAGCATGGGGCAACGCTCTGATATGCCTTCATCAGTGATGCCTCAGGATCTGCAAGCAGGCTATCTCCGTCTAAATCAGTTTGGTTCCCCGCTTCCTCAGCTTGGCGTTTTAGCTGATCATTACGTGAAAGCAGCCCAAGTTACGCAGGATCAAATGACAGCCAATGAACAAATGATGCTGACCGGCATGATGCCGCAACGTGGACAACTTCCCGTTGGTATGATTCAACAACCTGTTACTAAAAAAGGAGGTCGTCGCTGATGGACAAGGCTAAAGCAAAAAAAGCCAAACGCAAGGCTAAGCATATTAAGTCTGATCCAAATGCAGTTGTAAATGCTGCTTTGCTGGCACAACAAATTAAAGCGGCTGCTTTAAATCCTGAGATTCAATCTGAAACTATTGATCTCCAGCCTGCAACAACCAACCCTTATCACCCAATGGGGATGATGAACCCCAATGCTTATAGCCCCGGTAATTTGATCGGCGGCCAAGGCATGCCCATAATTCAACCTTGAGACTTAAATAACGTAGGTAAGTAAGGTTTCTGTTATAATTTTTTTAATGGGACGGAAGTTCCAGGTCATCAGTAAGAGCGGTTAGCCGTTGCTTACTGTTTCCACGGATCTTTCAGATCCTGGTTTCAGCCAAATACTACGCTGAATTACCAACATGTTTATCGATAGCTAGCTCAGATCCTGATAGGTTTTTCCTTAACTGAGCAGTCAACGTTGTCGCCTGAGCAAGCAATTGTTCAGTGAACACCGGGTGAATTCAGGGAAGCCCTAACGTAAAGTCGAGGGTAATCCTGAGCCAAGCCAACTAAGTTCGTAGTTGGAAGGTGCAGAGACTAGGCGGTGGATGACGCTTCATCCGTAATACGCCACTAGCGCCCGGCACCCCTTTGGGGTGAAGAGATAGTCCACCCCTTCAAGAGATTGGAGATCAGGAGAACGACTTTCCCAAGCTGTTGGGCGCGGAGCTGTACCGTCCCCACCCAGCTTACATTGTGGAAATGGCAGCTGAACCTGTCGTTGTCCATGACTTCACCAAACAGCCTGGTCAAACCGTTCAGTTAGACCGTTACCGTTTCTGGGGTAACCCTGGGACCAAGACTCAGCGTGAGCGCACCCAAGACCAAACGATCGGTACTGCCAACAGCCGTTCGATCGTTAAGGATAAAGTGCTTGTGTCTCTGCGTGAGTACACCGGCCCTGCTGACCCGAACAACGCCAACCTCCCGAGCACCTTCAAGATCGCTCGTGAGACTCTGATGACCGCTCAGCGTCTGCTGCTGGACACCGGGAACCTGAATATGTTCCACCAGTCCATCGGTTCGCTGACCCTGCTCGATGACTATCGTCGCTGGCGCGATCGCGTGTTCCTGGACGAGTTCTCGAAATCTGAGTCCCGTGGCGCTTCTTCCGATAGCCAAGGTGGTTACTACTATCCTAACGGCAAGACCCGCACCAGCTCCACTGCTCTGAACTCCTACTCTGCTACTGAGTACGCTTCTGAGCGCTATAAGTTCAACGTTAAGACTGACTTGCTTGAAGTTGTCAAGCAACTCCGCAAGCGCAACGTTCCCGTGTTCGCTGACGGTTACTACCGTTGTATCGCGGATCCTTCCTTCATGAAGGACCTGCGTGCTGACCAAGGTTTCCGTGAAGTGGCACGTTATCCTGGCATGGGCCAAGGCAACCCTCTGATGGGCGCCATGGGTCCCAACCAAGCAATCTACGGTGGCGGCCAGTACGGCCAGGCCCAGTTTGTTGCTGGTGAGCCGGTGATGCCTTCTGGCTTCGTGTTTGAAGGTGTGCGCTTCTTCGAATCGACCAACTTTGCTGATAAGTCCATCACTGTTGACATTGGCGACGGTGCTGGTTCTATTAGCCACACCACTCCTCCTGCTCTGTTCTTCGGTCCTCAGGCCGTTGGCGTGGGCATCGGTGGTCCTAATGCTCAGGTTCTGATCAACAACAACGACGACTTCAGCCGCTTCATCATCCTGATTTGGCAACTGTACGCCGGTTTTGCGAACCTGAACAAGGATTTCATCACCGCAGCTTTCACCATCGTTTGAGGAGGTAATTAACAATGGCTACTTACAAATCAAACGCTGGCGCTATTCTTCAGCCCGGTAACCAGATCAACCGTCTTTCTTCCTACAACGTTGAAGGCGTGTATGGCTGGCCCGGCGTTGAAGCTTTCGAGATGGTTGGCTACATCAAAATCAGCAACCTTGCTGCTGATAAGGCCAGCTATAAGAGCTTCGACATCACTGTTCCTTCTCCCGATCGTCGTCCTGATGACCGTGTGCGGGACAACCGCACCTCCCTGGTGGTTAACGCCAGCAGTGCACGTCCTGCTTACGTTTACGGCGCTTCTATCGCTCTTGCTCAGGATTACAACGTTACCGGCTTCCCTGCCGATCCTGTGACCTGTGGCCTCGGCGGTACTAACACGGAACTTCTGTTCCTGGGTCCCGACAGCAGCGGATCGCCCCTGGGCATCCCTGCCACCCAACTTACCGGTCTGGCCGCCGCTAGCTCGTACCTGACTTTCTCTGGTGCCACTATGGCTGAAGGCACCAGTGCAGTTACTGCTGCTGGTTTCCCCTTCCTGAACACCGTTGCCGCCGCCACGACTGATACCTCGGCTGCCAAACTGAGCACTTTCGCCAACCAAATGGCGTATAAAGTGACTGCTGACACTACCTTCAAAGTGTACAGCGTGAACGGCACCACCTCCACCACTGTGGACGGTGATGGTGTTTTCATCTCGCAAGCTGATTCTGACGCTGGTAAAGCCGCTTACCTGGTTTGCCGCGTTAACTATGTTCGTCCTGCAGCTGCTGTTGCTTGGAGCGACATCCAAGGCTTTATCGACTTTGCTTCCCAAATGGGCGGCAACGACATCTGATCTAGTCTTTAACAAAAGAAAATTAGCGGGTCTTCGGGCCCGCTTTTTTATTGCCCTAGCGTTTTTAGATGAACCGGGGTATTGTACTGGTAGTCATCAATTGTTTACGGATGCTGTACCAGTACAAACCCACTGGAGGACTAGTCGAAGTTATTTCGAAACACGGCGATGGGATCCTCATGTGCGTGGATTCTCAAGATGAAGTTATTTACGTAGAAGAAGAGAACCTCATCCCCCACCTGGAAGCCACCAACGAAAAAATTCGTACTGAAGAACGGCTTACTGCTCAGCTGGAACAAGAGGGTGTTAGACCAGCCAAGCCGACCAATAAAGAAACCTTCCCCCTGGATGTACGCATTAACATCAACACTGCCAGTGCAAGGCAGATTGCTGATGCACTCCCTGGTGTCGGCTTGAAAACTGCAAGAGATATCAAAGACCTGCAAACCTCAATGAATGGCGAACGTTTCCAAAAGTTAGAACAACTGAAAGCAATTAAACGCGTTGATTGGGACGAGATTTTTAAAGATAATCTTGTACGCGTTGAGTGATTAATTTGCTCGTGCTACTGTGTTATTGGGTGTATAAAGAAAAGTGCACCCAATAACGCATTCGCATTAAGTAATGCAACTCGATACTTTCCTCAAATCAAAAGTCCGTTGGCACCTGGGGTATAACCTGACTTCTGTCCCCGCTGGTGATCAAGCGCGTCTTGAGGAAGCTATCAACAACATCCAAGATTCGTTCTGGTATCAAAAGATTGTCGAACAGATCGGTCGGTGCGATGAGGCTGAAAAACGCACTGACATGACTGGCAGCGTGAATAATAATACCGTCCCCCGTAATCGTATTGAAAGCATCGCTGGTGACGTTGATCGTACGATTGCAACTTCTGATTTTAGAGACACGCTGAAAACCTGGACGGCAATCTATTTATACGAGACGGATCGACTAGCTCTCCATCTCTATGTTCCCAATTACCGAAATCCCGAGCAAGCTCGGTATCGGTTCGATCGTGAGGGGGCTGAGTTTATCCAAGCTCTCCCTGGTCCTGCTGACGTTGCTGTTGGCACCCGCCTCATGCTTGCAACCAATTTCCGTTGACGCAAAGGAAATTAAGTT